AGGTACAGAACGTGAAAAAATTGCTTGGGACACTGTCTCCCATCTACGGCATGGCAACGGGTCACGGACTTTTTGGTAAAGATGTCGGTCTATTACCCGCTGCGGCTAAGCGAATGCGTGAAGAAGAAGCTGGCTCTGCTGCGCAAACTCCATCTAGCGCAACCGATCAAGCTGCTCTACAACCAGTAACGAGTATGCCCGATGTGGGTATGAAAAAAGGTGGCAAAGTTAGTTCGGCTTCAAGCCGTGCTGATGGGTGTGCACAGCGGGGTAAAACGCGTGGGAGAGTAGTCTAATGGCTAGCAAGTTTCCTGATCTGACCGGCGACGGCAAAGTTACTCAAGCCGACGTTCTCAAAGGGCGTGGTGTTGAGGGTATGAAGAAGGGCGGCAGTGCCAAGAACTGGATCGCTGGTGCGATCAAGAAGCCCGGTGCCCTTCGCTCCTCTTTGGGCGTAAAGGAGGGGCAGAAGATCCCAGCAAAGAAACTAGCAGCAGCTGCAAAGAAGCCCGGTAAAATGGGCCAACGTGCGCGACTCGCGCAAACTTTGAAAGGGTTTAACCGATGAACCCATTTGCACATATGCCGCAAGAGAGTCTTCTTATGACTCTGGACGCTGTTCGGGCACATGCAGCCATGCAAGAGCGTTTGTTTGGCACAGTTAATGACTACCTCAAAGACTCCTTGAATGCGCTTGAGAAGGCTCTCGCCGACAAGACTGCAAAGGCTGAGTGATGGCAACCACCTCTGGAACCGTTTCGTTTAACCTCGATCTGGCTGAGCTGGTCGAGGAAGCTTTTGAACGAGCCGGTGCGGAGTTGCGCACGGGCTACGACCTGCGTACTGCTCGCCGTAGCCTGAACATCATGTTCGCCGACTGGGCGAACCGTGGCATCAATATGTGGACGATGGAGCAGGGAGTGATCCCGCTCAACACAGGTCAAGCCACCTATCTGCTGCCCAACGATACGGTTGATCTCCTTGAGCATGTCATTCGCACCCAAGCGAACAATACGAGCAATCAAGCGGATCTGACCATCACTCGAATTAGCGTCTCTACGTACGCAACGATTCCTAACAAGTTGACTACGGGGCGTCCGATTCAGATTCTTATCAATCGTTACACGGGGCAGGATTCGATCTCTTCCTATCAGCTCACTGGTACTCTGAACACTACGGACACTACCCTTACGCTGAGCAGCACAACTGGTGCTTCGCCGACTAACACGTTGCCGGGGTCGGGTGTCATCAAGATCGACAACGAGTACATTTACTACAACGAGCTGGTGCAGACAACTCCAAGCAACGGGCTGACTAGCGGCGTCTACACTCTGTACAACTGCATCCGAGGGTACAACGACACCACCGCTGCTTCTCATCTGAGCTCTGCAACTATCTACAAAGTCAACGCTCCGTCTGTGACGGTTTGGCCGACTCCTAATGCGGGTGGCGACTATCAGTTGGTGTACTGGCGGTTGCGTAGGACTCAGGATGCTGGAGACGGCGACAACATCATGGATGTGCCGTTCAGGTTTATTCCTTGTATGGCTGCTGGGCTGGCGTACTACATCGCAGGCAAGATTCCGTCAGGGTACGAGCGCTTGCCTATGCTTAAAGCTCAGTACGATGAGGCATGGGGTTTGGCATCTGAAGAAGATCGTGAGAAGGCTTCAGTGCGGTTCGTTCCCCGGCAGCAGTTCATTGGAAGTGGGCCGTAATGGGGAATAGGTTTGCTTCTGGTAAAAACGCTATCGCTGAATGCGATAGGTGTGGGCAGCGGTACAAGCTAAAGATTCTTCGCAAAGAGATCATTAAGACTAAAAATTACAATTTGCTGGTGTGTCCGCAATGTTGGGACCCAGACCACCCGCAGTTGCAGCTTGGGATGTATCCTGTAGATGATCCCCAAGGACTTCGTGATCCTCGTCCTGACACTTCTTATCGTGTGTCTGGGCCTTTGGCTAACGGTAGTCTTGGTGAAGGTAGCCGAGTTTTTCAGTGGGGCTGGAACCCTGTAGGTGGGTCCAGCAGTTTCGATGCTGCGCTAACTCCAAACAACTTGGCGCTGACCATCCAACTTGGTACAGTTACTGTCGTAACGACGTAGGAGTCCATCATGGACAAGAAAGTCATGAAAGGGGTCGCCGACAAGGCGGTCAAAGCTCACGAAAAGCGGATGCACAAAGGCATGAAGAAAGGCGGCGTTACTGGCGAGATGGCGCGCAAGTACGGTCGCAACATGGCCCGCGTCATGAATCAGCGGGGTGGCTGAGATGGCTACCAAACCCGCTAAGAGTAAAGACCCGAACACCTTGACGGCTCCTCAGATGGGGCCGCGTAGTATGCTGCCTCGCGTAAGTGTGGGCGATCCCGGTGCTAGCGATGTCAAAACTACCGGCATCAAGATCCGTGGTACTGGTGCTGCTACTAAAGGCGTCATGAGCCGAGGCCCGATGGCATGAACTACTCCGAGCTTGTAGCTGCGATCCAGTCGTATACGGAGAATCAGTTTCCGGCGACGTTTCTTGCTGATGGTTCGACTGTTTCTTATACGACGCAGCTGAACACAATCATCGAGCAAGCGGAACAGCGCATCTACAACTCGGTGCAGTTTCCGTCTTTGCGTAAAAACCAAACGGGTACTGTTTCAACCGCTACATCATACTTGTCCGCGCCAAATGACTTTCTATCGGCGTATTCTTTTGCTGTGATTGACGGTACGGGTAGGTATTATTACCTGCTCAATAAGGATGTGAACTTCATCCGTGAAGCTTACCCAAACCCCGCATCGTCTGGGCTACCTAAGTATTACGCGCTCTTTGGGCCAACAGTCTCTGGTACTACCATTACCAATGAACTGTCGTTTATTCTTGGTCCTAAACCAGACGCCGCGTATTCGGTAGAGCTGCACTATTACTACTACCCGGAGTCGATTGTCACGGCTAGCACTACTTGGCTTGGAGACAACTTCGATACTGTGTTGTTGTATGGGTGTTTGGTCGAGGCGTACACCTTCATGAAGGGTGAAGCTGACTTGATTACTCTGTACGATACTAAGTACAAGGAAGCTCTAGCTCTGGCTAAACGTCTTGGTGATGGGCTTGAGCGTCAGGACGCGTATCGTTCTGGTCAATACAGACAACCGGTGGCGTAATGGCATTCACGGGCAACTACACCTGCAACGTATTCAAGACGGGGTTGCTGAACGGCGGCTTCGACTTTACGTTTGGTACGTTCTACATTGCGCTGTACACCAATGCAGCCACATTGGATGCGAATACTACTGCGTACACTTCTGTAGGCGAAGCTTCCGGTGGTAACTACGCGGCTCCCGGTCAGCTTTTAGTCGTTAATCAAACACCAACTACGGGTGGCTCCGGTACGACCGCGTATCTTTCTTTTGCCAATGCTGCTTGGACTGGCGCAATCACCGCTCGTGGAGCTTTGATCTACAAGCCCGGAGTCAACGGTGCGATTTGCGTCCTAGACTTTGGTGCGGACAAAACGTCCACCAACACTTTCACGGTGCAGTTTCCTGTCGCCACCAATACTTCTGCAATCCTTCGTTTGGGATAAATCATGGGTATCGAGAAAGCCCGGTCTACGGATGTTGTTAGAGCCTCTATGGTTCGTGGTGCAAAGCCGACTGAGCAGGTTAAGGCCGGTGGCGTTTTTAAGATTCAGTGTTTCAACAAGGATGGGCTCCTTAAATGGGAGGCTGAATCCAAGAATCTCGTAGTGAACGTCGGTCTGCAGTACATGGCGGGTACGTCTTTGGTTGGTGTGACACAGATTACTACGTGGTATATAGGTCTGTACGGTGCAGCAGCGTCTAATAACCCCGCAGCGGGGGATACGATGTCTTCGCATATTGGGTGGACAGAAGACACGACGTACAGTAATGCCAATCGCCCAACGGCTACGTTTGCTGCTGCTACGTTGGCAGACCCTTCCGTTGTCACGAACTCCGCGTCACCTGCGTCTTTCAGCATCAACGGTACTACGACGATTGGTGGTGCGTTTCTTACGTCGAACAATACCAAAGGCGGTTCCACCGGAACCCTGTTCTCTGCTGCAGACTTCCAGTCTCCGGGTGATCGAAACGTATCAAACGGCGATACGCTGAATGTTACGTACACATTCTCGCTGGATGCAGCGTAATAGGATGCCGTCATGGCACTTGTCCTAAAAGACCGTGTAAAAGAGACCACTACCACCACCAGTACAGGCACATACACGCTTGCTGGTGCTGTTACGGGGTATCAATCGTTTTCCGTTGTTGGCGACGGAAACACGACCTACTACACGGTCACGGACGGCACGAATTGGGAAATTGGTATCGGGACGTATACGTTGTCTGGTACGACTCTCAGCCGAGATACGATTCTAGAGTCCAGCAATGCAGGATCGGCTGTCAGTTGGGGTGCTGGCAGTAAGGATGTGTTCCTGACTTACCCAGCAGAAAAAGCGGTTACTGTTGACGGTGTGAATCCGTTCACCA